GGACCATACAGGTCTTTAACCCAATCAGCAATCAAGTTGCTGCAAGTATAGTATTGATGTTCGTACAGTGAGTTCTCGTAAGAGACCCACGAAGCGAACACATCAGGGCGGCGGAGTGGTGACCACGGTGTGCGTATGCGCACCGGTGTGACGGAATGTCCTTTAAAGGCATCCATGCCACAAGACTCTCTAAAGAGTCCCTTGGTACAGCTCTTGTCTCGGTTGATTTTCAACCCAAAAGACTCGAGCATGATCATTGCATTCTCTGACCATTCGGTCGGGACAATGACATCATCCCCATACACGTAAAAGGTTCGATTGCTCTTACCTTTCGCGTCGAGTACTTCCATCATGGCAGACATAAGTGCCCATATCGTAAGCGCTAGAACGGGGAAGCATAATGCCGACCCCATTGGCGCATACTTAGTGAGCTCAATATTGTTACCATTCGGAAGCCTTGTTCCTACACTTCTACATGCCTCCAGCGCCGTCAATAACGGTTCAGGAAACAGTAGTCGAACTAGACCAAGTGATACGCGATCGCTGGCCTCATTGAGGTCAAGCGTCGCATAACGACCGCTATAGCTCCCGTAAAGGGCACTATGACGGTTCGGGTCTTGATCCGTAAACCTCACCGATTCATATAAGTTCTGTTTGACCTTTGCGGTTTCCCGCTGGGTCTTCCAGAGCTCTTTTTGAGGAGGTGATTCTACGTGACGATAGATCGCCGACGATAAGCCTTGTTGGATCCACTGGAAGTCCAGCGGTTCACAACTTATCAATCGCGGCCCACGAGAATCCTTCGGTACGAGTACAACTCGCGCCGGAAGATCTCGATCAGATATCCGTGGCATTCCCGGATATAAATCACAGACTGCACCAGCGGATGAGTAAAAGAACTCATCTAATGGGTAGAAGTCCGTGATTCGAGTACTGATGTTTGTCCAGTTGTACTTGTCCCAGAGCCGTTCCCTTGTGGAAACGGATCCAGGCCCGTGCTTAGGATAAACATTTCTCGGATCAAAGTCCGAAAAAGCTCTTGCGAGTTTCTTTCGGGCAGTGCGGATGGTCTTAGCCAGCCAGATAGGACGAATCCTATCGTAACAAGCAGGACCGACCGACGCAATCTGTAAGGCCATTCGGCCGAACAGGTACGACATCGGTTTAAGTTCATCTTCCGTTTTGATAAAACGGTTGATGACGTCTTGTTCGAGTGCAGTGTCATAAGGCAGCTCTAGCTTATAGAACATATAGCAGATCTGTCTTAAAGACCTGACGCTCGTCACATCAGCATCCGGGAGGACCTCTCCGTTTGATGATAGCACCTGTTGGAATAGCTCTCCCATAAACATGGGTAGCTTACTGTCTGGCATGGATTCGAATCCACACTGACAGGAGTCCAAAGGCTCTACCATTGCAAGTGCCTTATCAAGGGCCTTGCCCAAACGAGGAAGAGTTTTCGTTAGAAAACTTAATCCTTCCGATACGCATCGAGACTCTACCTTTTCGAGGGTTAGTCGAAGTGCGGCAGAGGTGAATACCTTGCTGTGTAACAGTTGAATGTCGCACATCAGGGCGGTGATTACTCTATAGTAATCAAGGCTTTTAATTGTACCCATATGGAATACATCCTTGAGCATTTACGCCCAGTGTACGATCCGAAGAACGGATAAGGCCCTATCATGCATACTAAACACACCAACAACGAGAAGCGACGTCGAAAGGACAGAGCTTCCCAACCGGGTTCAAACCGATCGGGGGTTAACTCAGCCTTCTTTAAGTCGATCTTCGCTGCGTTCATCCTTCACAGGATGGAACGCGTGATGCGTCGTACCGCGATAACAGAGTTGACTCCGCAAGAACGTGCCAAGTGCACCTGCTTACTTATTCAAACCAAACATGAGAACATGGCCGCAATCTTCGCTGCATTGGCCCCAGTGTGGGACCTTTGTGACGGAGACGACGGCCATGCAAACCTCATGAACCGGGATGATATAAGTATCTAAGCAGGAACATCAAGGCTAATCAATGGCGGTTTAAAGGCCACCAGAGATTAGAGTCACAGCACCGTTACCCGTGCAATCGTAGAGAATCGTGGTCGATGCGCCTAGAGAGGCGCAGAACGACATGAGATTCGCGAGAACATTTTGGGCTTCGGTATACGCAGTCATATTGCCGACAGGAATGTCGACAACTGCGTATGCGCTCACAGTCATGGTCTCAGTAGTGTCTACTTGGCCGGCGACAGTTTTGTCGAACCGGACCAACGACCTGCGACGCTTGTCAATTCCCGTGCCGCTTTCCGTGTGAGAAACACGAAGGCGATGCGGGTTAGACGGCGTCTCAGTTATGAGGCCGAATTCTGTTTGGCGTTCACTCTGACTCAGCCGGGAGAACTCTTGTTCTGTACCAGCTGCGTTCTTGATTTCGTTCGTAACGAGCGTATTGGATAACATGCTATTATACCCTATTTTCGGCGATTATTTGCCGAGGCAGTAGGAGCCTCTGTTATTACCTAGTGAGCCGGTTGATTACCAGCGCACTCCCGATAGCGAATTCGCTAGGGGAGATGCCAGTGCTCGTTAGAGCACTAGTGATAGATGGTAGACCAGAGACGCGCCTATAAGCGCTTTCCTCGAAGTTTACCACCTGGTGTGTGCTCGGTGTTCCTACGTGCGAAGCATTGATTTTCACCGTTGTGGTGATATCAATGTTTCTGCGCATGTTCACCGAGTACAGATACTTATGTATGACGGTAACAGGTTCCATGTTGGTCTCTTTGAATTGGCTCACCCATTGGCTTACGCCAAGGACGAAGTCTACAATGAAAGACCACGGAATTGCGTTCCATATGATTGCAGGGTTTAAGTTAACCCCGAGCATATCTAGGATCGCGAGTATACGTGCATGCTCACGCTGAAATTGCGTGTAATTGTACGTGTACTGTATTTCCGCATGGAACTTAGCATTGCTATACGTCACGCGCCGCCGAGCCTGACTGAATCCATCTACGAGACAAGCCTGGGCCGAACCCCATACCCCACTTGGGAGTATGTAGTGCGACCATTGCTCATTGCTCGTAGCGCGGAGACTGTCAGTTGTATCGGAGTTCGCGTATAACGTATGTGACAAGTCACTATAGTAGTGACGAGTTAGCATATGCCCTTCGTCGCTAAGGAGAGTTTTCACCTTAGCGTCAACTGTTTGAAAGACACGTTGCACAGCAACGATATCTCGCAACAACGGCAGGAAGTTAAACTGCGCTTGCAGGTAACCTTCCGACGCTGAATTTAGGAGCCTCCCCAAGGGCCTATCGTACCGTGTTCTCGCGATGGCTTCAACCACCGCGTCCACTGCACGAATAGCTCTTGAAGCTGCACGGGCCAGTTTTTGTAGCCTCAAATCTTTAAGCTCAACGAGCGAATTGATAAGGCTAATTTCTGGTCTAATCGTAGGCAACATAGCTACCAAGCTTTGTTGGATGCGATTATTTACATCAGACGGAAGGGGCACGAATGTCCCATTCGACTGAGGATCGTACAGTTTTGACAAGCCTACAGTAGGCATGTCAACGGGTCCGTAGATAGCACTTCGATAGCCAAACCACGGGGAAGCAATATGTACTTCCCTGTACCATGGCGCAAGGTCAAAGCGATAAGACGCATGACCTTCATCGAATCTCGTGGAGACGGTAGCAGAATTTTTATAATTCTCGAAACTGTTCCACGTAGACCTAGTGTCGCGATCAACGTCGTCAGACGTGACTTGGAACCATTCTTTATATGATGGTTCATCAAATCTCACCTTTGTCGTCGTCGCTAGTGATCCAGTTGCCCCAGTCGTATAGTTTATACGGGTCTGCGGGATCGGGATCACTACGGGATTAGCGGGTACTAGGCTGTATCTACTCCTCATACATGAGTTGCGGTGAATATATTCACCATTGAGCACCCCCACGAGGGG